TTAAGTCCAAAAGAGACGATATAGAAGAATCGTTAAATCAATTAGGAAAAGTTATTGTTGGCTTGATTCAATATGTCTACACAGATCAAAAGATTATGAGGATTATGCAACCTAACAATAAACCAAAAGAAGTGGTTGTTAATAGTCCTTTATATGATGACATAGGGAATGTAGTAGGAAAAATGAATGATATAACTATTGGAAAATACGATATCATTGTTCTTTCTGGCTCTACTCTACCAAGTAATCGTTGGGGCAGGTTTGAGTACTATATGCAATTATATCAAAGCGGTCTTATAGACCAAATAGAAGTACTAAAGCAGACAGATGTTGCAGACATGGAAGGAGTACTTGAACGAGCAGGGCAAATGCAGCAATTACAAGGACAGGTACAACAACAAGAAGAAGAAATTAAAAAGCTTAGAGGCGACTTACAAACTGCACAAAGAGAATCATTACATGATAGAAAACGTGTTGAGGTCAAAGAATTTGAAAAGAAGCTTGCCAAGGCTGAAGCAAAAGTAGAAATGGCAGCTAAACTATATCAGACACGATTAGGCGATGAGCTAAAAAATGCTAAGAATGAGATGGATGTTGGAGATAATCCACAACGTCAAATGAATGAGCGCATATTAAGTCTGGAGGAAAACTAATGGATGTAAATGAAAAAAGCTTTAATGAAGCCTTATCAAATGAATATGGGATGATGCAATTTATTATGAATAAGGGAGATGATTGGGATGCTGAGTTAAATCCAAACAGAGAAAACTTAGAGACTATCTATCATTTCGGTTTAAAAAATCCAGATAAACTTGCTCAATCATTTAACAATATTAAAAAATTTCAAAAAGAATTTATTGAACATTTATCTCCAGTATTAATGGCAATTAGTAAAGATTTAGATAACAATCCTTACACAAAAGGATTGCCTGCAAAAGGCATAATGAAATCAAAAGATTTTGAGTAAAAAATTGAGGAAGCGGTTGCTGGAATTAACCAAATCGCAAAGGAAATAATAATGGATAATTTAGAAGTACGTGATGCTGGTAGTGCTCCTACACAAGATGTAGAGATGTTTCAAGGTGAAATAGCCAATGAAATACCTTCTGGTGACATCCCACAAGATGCACCTTCTACACCTACACAGGAAGCAGCACCAATTACAGAAACTACAGAAAATGGAGTCGAATCAACAGACGACTCTAAACGGTATGAGTACTGGCAGTCACAGGCAGACAAAGCCAAGAGTGAGCTGTCTGGACTTAAAGAAGAACTGGATTACTACAAGAATAGTTTATCTCCTGTAGAAAACATGCTAAAGCATAATCCAGAGGTTCTTGATAGTCTAGAGGCTAAACTCTCCAATGATAACCCAAATGGATACCCGCAAGGATTTCAAGAGGCATCATTGAAGGAGCCTACACAACCTGAAAGACCAGTCAATTACAACGAAGTCGATGCATATAATGACCCAGATAGTGAGTCATTTAAACATCGTATGGCTAAAGAGCAGTACAGAGATCAGTATTTAGACTATCTCAAGAATGTTGACAGGAATCGCACAATGCAGATGGAACAACAGTACCAACAGCAAATGGCACAACAGCAACAAATAGCTATGAGGCAACAAGCACATAGTCATGCTGTAAACACTTATGGATGGGAAGCCAATAAGGCTAACGATTTCATTGAGTGGGCTAGTGCTCCTGACAATCTGAGTCTGGATAATTTAGCTAAATTGTTTGAATTGAGATCAAATACAAACCCAGTAGTGCAACAAAAAACACAAGAGATGCAAAATCAGGCAGAGCGTTTAGCTGTTCCTAAGTCAGCAGTAGTGCAGACAGGAAAAGCAGAACAACCTCGAAATGAAGAGCAACTCTTTAGTGATGCATTACTAGGTAAAATTTGATTGAAGTAATATAGGGAGTTACAAATGGCAGCAACAGAAAAGCAGCTATATAATGGTGGGGCTTCTAGTGTACTTTATACGGATAGACGAGATTTTTACGTTGACCCGCAAGTCACTAAAGAGCTTTGGACAGACGTCGCTCCGTTTACTACAATGGTTAGTAATCGTGAAATGCGTCAAGTACCAGACCCCATTTTCAAAATGTTTGAACACAGGAATCCTTGGGTAAAGCAAGAGTTTCAAGCAGCAGAAGGAGCAACATTAGATAATGATGATAATGGAGATAGTTTAGAAGTTGATGGTGCTTCTAATTTATCATCTGCACCAGATGCCTCTTGGATTGGATTAGCTTGTGAAATATGGGATTCTACAAAAACAACTAATAGGGGAATTGCAATTATTACAGCGATACCAGAAGCAAATCATATTACTGTTAAAGCAGTAGAAGGAGCTATTACAGTTTCTGATGATGATTATTTTTGCGTTGTAGGTAATGCACACGGTGAAGGTAGTTCTGCACCAGATGCATGGGCAGATGAACTATCAGTTGTTTATAATTCTACTCAAATTTTTAAGACTCCTCTACAAGTAACAGGTACGCTTCAAGCTGCTGTTCTTCGTGGAGAATCTTCTGAATTGGCTAGACTACGTAGACAAAAAGCTCAAGAGCACAAAATGCAGAAAGAGAAAGCTTTCTTATTCGGCACAAGACTTGGTGGAACTGATTTAGCTGATGCTAGAGATGGTGCTACTGCAGAAACTTTTGCAGATGGTGGAAGAACGGATGCTGCTGGAAACCTTATTAGGACTACTTATGGAATTGTAAGTGCCTTAGAAAAGTATGGTTCAAGTACTTCTACAGATGATCATGAGAATGTTTTTACTATTTCTGAAGCAAGTTACTCTTATGGGGAATTTGTAGATGATATGGAAAAAGTCTTTCAGTATGTTCCTGAAGCAGGTGTTAAACGTGCATTTGTTGGAGCTGGTGCTCTTGGATATTTTTCTAAGATGGCTGGTTCTTCTGGAATAGCAGGCAATTCAGGTTGGACTGTTAATCTAGGTGACATGAAGCGTGATTCATTAGGATTTAACTACAGAGTACTTGAAACTCCACATGGAATGGTGCAGTTGATTCCAACTCCAGCATTGCGTGGTCAGTATAACAAGTATATGTGTATTGTATCTGATGAAAATCTATTCCATGCACAGTATAGAGCAGCTCAGTATCAGGCTAATATTAAAACTGATAATGCCTTTGATGGTGTTAAAGACCAGTATATGTCTGACGAGGGATTAGGTATACAGCTAATTGAGAGTCATTCTCTGTTTAAGATCACAGCGTAAGGAGGCTAATTATGGCTAGACCTTATTTAGGTGGTTCAAGTGCAAGTGTAGAAACACTTACGGATAATAAAACTCTAGGCGTTGGTGATAGTGGGAAAGTATTTCTCATTGGAACTGATGCTAAAGTAGTGACTTTACCCGCAAGTGTTAAAGGTATCGAATATACATTCGTTAATATTGGAACAGATGGTAATAACATTATTACTATTAGTCCTAATGCTAGTGATGCTATTCATGGAACAACTTGTGCTAGTACTAATGTTGTACTTAGTGGAGTAGATAATAAAGACCTCATAAATACTAAAGCTACTGCCACAACTGGAGATAGTTGTAAGCTAGTTGGTGATGGTAAAGATGGTTGGTACATGGTTAGTTGTACAGGTATTTGGGCAAGTGAAGCTTAAACACAAGTAACTAAAAGAGTGGGGGGCTTTATGCCCCCCTCTTACAAGGAAATTATGGCAAAAAAGAAAACAGTAAAAAAGAAAGCGGTCAAACCGAGTAAAAAAAAAAGACCCAGTTATGGACGCTCTAAGAAAACCTATTAAAATTTAATGGCAACATTTGAAGCACAAGTAGAGGCTCAGACCTCAATAGCAATAACAGATGTTAGTACACCTACTCAAAATGAGCTATCTCAATTCTTGAAAGATGGAGTACTTGATGTTACTGCTAGGACTCTAAAGTCAAATCCACAAGACTTTCAAGACTTTATTAGAGTTACAAGTGAGCAGACTGCAAATGGAAAAGATATTAACGGAGCACAGATAGTTTCTGTTGTTAGAGAAATTACTGATGCTAAATGGAATAATTGTATACAAGTTCCAGTTGGACATCAATTTAAAGTTGCTGATGCTGGTAGTATTCATTATGCAACAGTTCATAATCCAGTATATTTTATATCGGAGAATGGAAAAGTAAATGTTTACCCAGCACCTTCAGGTGATGGATCAAGTTCTTATAAAATTTACTATATTAATAATGTTCCTGTAGATAAAGCAGAACAATCCCTTGTCTATTCTCATAGCGATATTGGGTTCTTTGCTGATAATAAAGTTTATTTAGTGGTTATATATGCATCAATAAAAGCAATAGAATCAAAAATAGCATCATATACAATTGATGACGAAGATATAGAAATGGTTCAATCATTACAGAGTACGCTAGCTGTTTTAAAAGATGATTATGAGAGGGCTTTCGCAGTATGACACAAAAAGAAATGATAGAATTAATTCAACTGCATCATTCTGATATGGGGGAGACAGAAGCTAGAACTTATCTAAATAAAGCTTTAAAAGAATTTTGCAGAGAAACAAAAATATTATCAGGAACTACAACTTTTACAACATCATCTGATGAGAGGTATTATAATCTTTCAAGTGAGGTTGGTACAGATGGTAATGGAAAAATAATAGAGATAACAAGAGTAGATATTAACGATTACAGAGTAGATAGATTAGTGGGGTTACCAGAAAAAACAGATGTCAGTTAAAACAACAGCACAGAGTCATGTATGGTGGATAAAGGATGGCAACTTAGGAATAGCTAAATCATCCTCTGATACTGATACGGACTATATATCTCCAGAAGCAAACCTCTCTGTCCGAATACATTTTATAAAACAAGATGAAGATTTTATAGCTGGAACAAGTGGTTCTGGTATTCATATGGAAGAATCTCCTGCTATACCAGAGGAATTTCACGAAACATTAACTCACTTTGCAATAGCACGGGGTTATGAAAGAAAGCCAGAGTTAATGAATAATGCTATTTATTTTAGAAATCTTTGGCAGCAAGAATTAAATAAAGCAAAAAGAGAAGCCGATATAAATAAAGATGGAACTCCATACTTTATACAAGGCTATGATTTTTAACCAATATGACCATGAGACAGTCACGCTCGGTAAGTCATAAGCAAGGAGAAACAAGATGACAATGCATAAATATCAAGTAAATGAAGCTAATAATATAGCTCTAGGACAATCTGGGTCTATATTAGAAACTGGAACATCTGCTATTACAGGTAAGAAAATAGCAGCAATAACATTTTTAGAAGATACTGTTTTTACAACGCTAACACCTGAAAGTGGAACAAACTTATATGTGGGTGATTCAAATAATAATGGAGATACTTCTGACAGTATTACATTCCCTCAAGGTATTACAATATTTGGTAGATGGTCTGCTTTTACTTTAGCTAGTGGCAAAGTAATAGCATATTTAGGCTAAGTTAATGCTTGGCTTAGGCAACCTGCTAACAAAAGGTGGGGTAATACAAAAGTTCCCCAACGAATACTCTTTCAATTTCGATGGTTCTAATGATTATTTAAGTTGTGGTACAGGACTTGGCAATCAACTTGGAAATAGTTATTCTGGTGATATAACTGTTTCAATGTGGATAAAATGCGATGTTACAAGTGGTGATGATGGCTTGTTTTATATGGGAGCGTCTGCCTTTACAGGTGCGTATGGAGAATTTCAAATTTTAATTTCATCATCTAATAGAATAAAATTAATGGTTAATGGCAATGCTTGGTCAACTCACATTACTACTACTGATACAGAATGGAAGCATCTTTGTGTTGTTTACAAGGGCAATAGTGCTAAAGAAAATACTATAATGTATTTAAATGGGGAAGCCCAAACTCAAACAGGAACAACAGATTCTAATACGCCATCTTCTCTTGATTTTAGTGGATTGGGAACTTTTATAGGTGCTTATTATGGAACAACAAATTATACTTTTAATGGCAATATTGACGAAGTAGGCATCTGGAATACTGCCCTCGATGCAACTGCGGTTGCAAAAATTGCAAGTAAGCCTTTAGACCTAACAAAACATTCAGCATCTAACCTTAAACTATGGCTCAGAGCAGGGGATAAGGTACTCCCAGAAGAAGATACCTCAATCGCCAGAAGTGACTTTTATACTGCATTTGATGGTGGGAGTGAGTATGTGGATTGTGGATTAATAGATATTCCTGTCCATACAAATGCTACAATGGCTTGTTGGGTAAAGTTAGATGATTTTGATGCTACTCAATTTTTTGGAGGTTCTCATAACTCTAAAAGGTGGTATTTTGGAATAACTGATGGGAAGAAACCTTATTTTGGTGTTGCTGACGCATATAAATCAAATGGTAGTGCTTTAACTATTAACGCAGGAGAGTGGAATCATTTTGCTTTAGTAGCAGATGGTGGTACTGCTACATTCTATATGAATGGAATAGCTAAAGATACCGACACCTATACTCAAGCATCTGCAACTAATCCAGATAACCCATTTCTTATTGGTGCAAGAAATGACGGAGGAACAGGAGCAGTAAGTGCTGTGAGTCCTTTAGATGGTAATATAAGTTCGGTTAAACTTTACAAAACAGCACTCGATGCTCAAACCATAAAGCAGTTTGCAAAATCAAGGTTTACCCCAATGCGTGATAATCGCTTTTCTGTGGTGGATTTTGATGGAACAAATGATGTAATTGCTATGACTACATCCTCTGCTGTATCTCCAACCGAGGCAATTACTGTATCTGCTTGGGTAAACTTTACATCTCTTGAGGATTATGATTTAGTTGTTGGCAATACAGACACAGGTAGTAATGGGTGGAGATTAGCTATGGATAATGCAGATAATATTATATTTGCAATTAATTCATGGGGTTCTAATCACGCTGAAACACCAATGAGTTCTACAGGAGTGTGGCATCACTTAGTAGGTACTTACGATAAGAGTAATATAAAGATTTATTTAGATGGAGAACTTAAAGGTACAGATTCTTATACTGATTCTATAACCTATTCAAGTAATGTGTTTCAAATCGGTGGAGCAAGTGGGTGGAGTAACTTAACAGGCTCTATAAGTTCTGTAGCAATTTATTCAGATGCTAAAGATGCTGATTTTATTTATGCTCAATACCAAAAAGGTATTACACACAACCCAAGTGCTGATACAGGATTAGTAGGGTTATGGAGAATGGGCGATGACACAAGTAAGGCATATCCTACCATAGCAGATTCAAGTTCTAACTCAAACGATGGTACAATGACCTCGATGGCATCAGATGATATAGTACAGCAAATGGTCGCAGGTTATGATATGGGTGCTTACGATAATAGCACAGAAGAGTTGGGTGGTGAAATAGTAAATGATCCTACATTTAGCACAGATTTAGCAAATGGAGGTACTAACGCTAATTTCAAACTTAATGGTAATGGAGAAATTACCAATGGGGGTTGGTTATTTACTGCGGGAGGTGGACTTGGTAGAAATACAATTATGTCAGATGCCTCAACAGAAGCAACTTTTTTAAGTTCACAATTATATAAAATTGTATTTACAATATCATCATCTGGTAGTGCTAATATAAATTTTGAATGGGCAAATATAAGCTATCCCGCCTATGGAAATGGAGAGCATACTATATATGCATATGGAGATGGTGCTAATTTGCAATGGACGGCATCTGCTTTTTCGGCAACCTTTTCAATAACAGCTTTCTCTATTAAGCCTGTCCTACAATCAGACCTAAGTGACACTTACCCTGCCATAATTGATGTAGCTAACCCCACTTTAGGAGCAGAGTTAGCTCCTACTTCTTGGACAGGAGTAAATGCAACAACTTCAGAATCTACTGATTATGCCTTTAGTGGAACTACATCAAGAAAATTTACAACTACAAGTACAGATGGATATATTGTCGGTTCAAGTACCTTTAATACAACAATTAGTAAGCTATATAAATTAAATTTTATGGTTTATTCTCCATCTGATACAGATATAAGAGTTAAAATAATACGGGGTGGTGGTTCTGGGTGGAATATGGATGAAACTATAACTATAGCATCGGGTAAATGGGTAAATATTATAAGGTATGTCCTTATTTTAGGTGGAGGTGCATCTTCTAATATTTATTTCCAACAAGGAACAAATGGAGTAACCCAATACCTTGATGATATATCTTTCAAGGAAGTAAAAGGCAATGTCGGCACAATGACCTCGATGGCTACAGATAACTTAACTTATTCATCAGTTCTGCCAGACCAATCCTTTTTGGTCGGGAACTCAAGTCCGTATAACTTTTTAGATTTGGATGGAGTAGATGCAAAAGTAACTTTATCAAGTCAACAATCTTTAACAGGAGATTTTACTATAAGTGGGTGGATGAATAGAGCAGATGAAGATTTAAAAGTATTTTTTGGTGATTCTAATTCTGGTACTAAATTAAATTACTTATTTATAACTCAAACTACAAAAGATTTGGCAATCGACTTTCAAGGTCTAACTGCTATTGAATTTTCAAATTCTAACCCACCACATAGTGAGTGGTTTCATTTTGCAATTACAAGAAACGCAAAAATATTTAAATGTTATGTCAATGGCTCTTTAACAGATACAGAGGATAAATCTTCAGCAGGTGCTTATGACCAAACTTGGACATATAATCAGATAGGAACATATTTCTCTGGTAGTTATTGGATCGATGCAAGTTTTTCTAATTTTGCTATACATAATAAGGAATTAATTGCATCAGAAATATCAGCAATCCATACAGCAGGAAGGCACACAAACCTATTAGATAGCTATAGTGATAATCTAAAAAATTACTACGCTTTTGGAGCATTGGATGCTATTACAGGTCTTGCAGACACAGATAGCACTATATACGATAGAAGTGGTAATAGCGTACATGGTACAACTTCTGGTAGTGCCACAGGAGACTTAAAATCACCACCAAACGCTAATCCAAGTAGTGGCTATAGCAAAGGTGATACCAATAGAAGTACAGATGTTAAATAAAAGGAAAATAATATGAGTGAAGAAACAAATAGATGGTCTGATGACTATAGTGGTCGTTGGGCAGGTAGGGCATATATGATAGTGCCTGTAGCAGATATTAATAATGCACAGCAAGAAGATGGTACAAACGCATTAATAGATAATGCTATACAATCTGGAATCTCTACATTAAGAAAGAACAATGGAGATGGTGGAGATAGTTCTAAAGCACTATTGAAGTTTGCCTGTGATAATGATGCAGACAATGATCCAGATGTATTTGACTCTTATACTAAATACTCTCATGCACAGATTATGACTGAGTTGGCTAAAAGTGAGTGGACTACAGAAATTGAATAAAAAATGTGCTTGTATCTTTTTTTGTATTTGCAATAACAAGGGTAATAGTCTTGCAGAATTTGCTGTTACAATGGCTATCATGGCTACTTTGGCTACTACCGCAGCTCCTGCTTTTAGTCGTATCGGTGAAGGTGCTAAAGCAAAACAAACAAGAGCCAATCTTGAAAAGATTACTAAAGCATCTTCCATGTGGTACAACCAACAAGTTGAAGTAAATGGTATGGGAAGGTTTCCCAGTCAGGCACATAGAACAAGCAGTATTGGAGTTTTAGTAGATGATAATAACAACAGAAGAATCGAAATAGAGGAATTAGCAGATGCAGAATTTGTACCAGTATTTGATGACACGAGTTTTTTACACTTGTTTGACAATGATACCATCAAATCTCCTTATCAAGATGGTGGTTATCAATATGCCATTATTGGTGGTTCTGGGACTGGGAATAGTATTATATCTCCAATCTTTGTAGTGATAGATAAAGAAAACCCTGAAGATTTTTATAAATATTATAAGCCTTGAAAAGGAATGAAAAAATATTACTAGGTAGTTGGTTACTAATGCTTTTTAGTATTCTTCTTATTGTAATGACTTTATCTAGTTGTAATGGTGGTTGGGCAATAGCTGGAGTAGATATTTCTCCAACAGATTCTATTAAGACAGACTTTATGATTATAACAGATCAAGACAGTACAAAGCATTGGTATATAAGAACAACTATTCAAGGGGGAATATTAGTTGGTGATAATTGGTGTCATAGGCATGAGCGTTGGGAAAAAGTAGAGAAGAAGTGAGTGAGAAGCCCAAGACATACAGGTCATATGGGATGGCAAAGATTGATGATAACTTTCGTATTAGTCTTAACATTAAGTGGCTTGGGCAAATTATTGTGGCAGTTGCTTTTATTGTGCTGGGCTACTTACGAATTGAAAATAGACTTGCAGAACTTGAGCGAGGAATGGAACTTGCTGATACCAGAATTACAGAGCTTGTCGATAAGCACATGAAAGAAGAACAAAAAGAAAGAGAAGCTATGGAAGAGCGTATATCGTTCTTTGAAAAAGAATTAAATCTAAATCCATTTAGTTGGAAGAGGAAAAAGAAATAGTGGTGGATTTTTTAGCAATATACTCAGAAGCAGGTATGATAGGAGTAGTTGGTGCTATGTTTGTTTTTATGGTGTACTCCATGAATAAGAGAGGCAATGAGCAAGCATCTGCATTAAAAGATTTAGAAATAGAAAATAAGGGACAATCTGAAACCTTAGAAAATATGGAAGGTATGGTTATTAAGCTTATAAATAGATGGAATCAATCAGATGATAAGCTTGATAGAAAGTTTGATGCATTAAATAAAGAGATAAATGATTTAGACAATCAAGTATCAGAAATCAAAGGAAGTCTTTCACGAGTAAATGGAAAACATTAATGGATAGTTTAAAAGTAGCGTCAGCAAGTTTAATGAATTATGGATTATCATTGGCAGAGGTAAGCTTATTTCTGCAATGCGTAGTGGCAGTAATGACAATAATCTATTTAGCATATAAGATAATAAGAATAAGGAAAGTATAATATGTTTGCAAAAATGATGACTGAGTGGTTATTAGATGATGAAGTAAAAGGCGATTTAATTAGTCAATTAAATAAAGAAATTGACATTCCTTTTATAAATGAAAAAACAGAAGAAAAGCTTTTAAATGCATTATGGAAAATCATATGTGCAGTTATTGGCAAAAAGTTGGGTGCTTAGTGCCAAAGTTTGGTAAAAGGTCACGCAGTAGGCTAAAAGGGGTGGATCCTAAATTAGTTAATGTGTTAAATGAGGTAGTAAAATACTTTGACATAACGGTGATAGAGGGGTTAAGATTGCAGTCGAGACAAGATGAATTAGTAGCTCAAGGCAAGAGCAAAACTAAATTCGGTAAGCACGTACTTGGCAAGGCTGTAGATATAGCCCCATACCCTATAGATTGGGAGTCACGAGATGACTTTCATTATCTAGGGGGATTCGTTCTAGGTATCGCTGCAAAGATGGGCGTAGATGTCCGTTGGGGAGGCGACTGGAGTGATTCGAGTCTTAGTAGAGGAGCAAGAACCACCAAAGATAATAACTTTGATGACCTTGTTCACTTTGAACTAAAAGACTAAAACATGGGAGTTACAGTTGAAAATCAAACACAGAGTGGTTGTCTTTCCAGACATTCACTTTCCAAATCACGATAAGAAGGCATTTGCATGTGCATTAAATGTATTAAAAGAAGCAAAGCCTTCTGCATTTTTACTATTAGGGGATACCATTGATGGTGAATCAGTTAGTCATTGGCAATGGTCAAAGAAGAAAAGACCACCTCTTGAATATCAATTACCAGCTATAAAAAAAGAAATTGAAGAAGGAAACAAAGGACTTGATGAAATTGATGAAGTTTTACAACTGGTACAATGCAAGAAAAAGATTTTTGCACAAGGAAATCACGAACTCTGGTTTGACAACTTTGTCGAAGAAAATCCCTACTTAACCCAGTATGGATCAAGAAAAGCATTTAAGTTCGATGAGAGGGGCTATGAGTGGCATAAATATGGAGAAGTATTTAGAGTACTTGGAAGCAAACTCTACGCATATCACGGGGGGCATTACATGGGTGTCTCCCACGCAAGAACCCATGCCTTACAATTGGGATGCAACGTTATCTACGGGCACACTCATGACTGCCAAAAAGCAACCATCCAACACATTGATGGAGCACATATGGCACATTCAATGGGATGTTTAACTGATATGACGAAGAGTTATTTAAAAGGTAGACCTACTAATTGGAGTCACAATGTGGGTGTAGTAGATATAATGTCTAATGGAAATTTTAATCTTATGGTACATACAATAAGTAATGGCTATACAACATATAACGGGAAATTAATTAGTGCCTAAACAACTTCATGAAATAAAACGATTTCAATCTGGGACAATAACAACTCCTTCTGACACAGACATTCCAGAAGATGCTGCTATTAGTAGTTTAAATATAGATGCAATGGCAGAAGATGGAGTTTTAAAAGGTGCGAAAAAAGATGCTCTTATTGGTGTAGCTTCAAGCTATACTCAAATTACTGGAGCATTCGATGTTGGAGTATCAATTTCAAATGGAGCAACCGAATTTAGTGTTGAAAATGGAGATGAACAATGGGATGAGGGTGGTAAAATTATTTTTAATGACACTTCTAATGTTACCCAAATATTGACTTTTTCACGTAGTAGTGGGTCTGACAGCATTACTAGCGTTTCTGGTTGGGTAAGTGGGGGTAGTTTAATTACCACAACCGTTATTTATAAATATGTATCTTCTAATATAAAAGCAGATAAGTTTGAATCAATAGATATTAATGGAGAGTATAATGGAGTCGTTTTTGATGATACAGATAATAAATTTAAAACAATAGATAATTTATCTAGAACAAGAGCTACTTCATCTAACTTATCATCGACAGCTGAAACGCATAGCGTTTTACCTTCTATGGTAAATAATAACAAGGAACTTCATATCGGCATGGGTGCTGGTGTAAATGATGTTCCTAGGTGGTGTGGTATAATATCACATGGTCAGTTTGGTGGCTCTGCTCCTTCAGGGTTGCAATTAAAAAACGCTAAATTATCTAGTCCAGTATCTTTTCCAAATTTTCATAAAGTAGTTAGTGATGGAACTCATATATATGGAATAGAATATGGTAGTTATATACTGTATAAATTAAGAATAAGTGACTATAGTGTTGTAGAGTCTAAACTTATAGAATCTGGAACATTACCGCAACTTAGTGCTATTGCATTAGCTAGTGATAACAATATATGGTTATTTGATATTGGCAGTAAGGTTTATTCTGGTTCCACTCCCAATACTCTAGGTTCTTGGTATAAAGTAAGTGTTTCAACTCTTGAAATTATTTCAAGTGGCGTTTTAACTATAAATAAAAGTACTAGTGACATGGTTGGATATGGTTATACAGGCGTTGGTAATACAAGAGCTTCTGGAGATAAGCCTGTTGTTACAGATATGATAGAAATAGGTAATTATATGTACTTCGGTTTAGCATCTGGGATTACAGGTAATGCTCAATATCTTGGAGACAAATTATGGCTATGTAATAAACTTACTTCTAGCTTTGTTACTGGAGCAACGGTACAAGCAGATATGAGAAGTATTGTAATGGCTGATGGTGAAACAGGTACAAATCCTAAAAAATGGGAATTAGGGTATACCAGTACTCCAATATATGCTCATGCAATTGTACCTCCAATATGTTTAATAGACCCTAAACATAGTAGTGATGAGTATTGTGGTGTTGTTATGGAGTGGTATAAAGCAGATGGTAGTACAAGTTTGCATAATGTTTCAGGTCAGGGTATACGAAATAAAGATAGTGGTTCAAGTGTAGAGGAAGTTGGACTATCTGTTATGAGTGTAAAATATGATAGTAGTACGTCTACTGATCCTGACAACTGGGCTTCTTATACAGTTGGTAGTGATACAGAAACTAGTAGTGGTAAGGTATTTGGTATATTTCAAAGTAGTGATAAATCTAAAATGATGTTTGCTTTTGAAAATAGCTCCACTTCAACTTTAACAGATTATCAACTTATTAATGCATATGACCATGACACTACTTACTCAGATCATCAATTAGATCCTAGAGCTTCTAATACATCTGAAGATATTAATCGAGGTGTAGTTTACTTTAAAAATAATAGTAGTAATTATGATTTTCATATATTTTCAGGTTCAGGAGTTGGTAGGTGGATGTCTTTAATTAACGATTCTAATGGAACCAGTGCTTACACCACTAGATTAGAAAACGCAATTGAGTTAGAATTAACTGAGAATAGTTTAACAAGTGGTACACATGCAGATAACAAAAAATACTATTATAAAGCTTCGTTTACTTATGATGGGTATCAGGAGTCTCCATTAGGAGACTTTACTTCAATTACCTCTACAGGAAAACAAGTACAGATAAAAGTTAATGTTCATAATGCATCAGTAATAAGTACAAGAGTTTCTCATATTAATATTTATATGGCTGATGGTGCAAGTGATACAATAGCACCAACTGGATTTTATAGGTATGTAACAAGATTAAAGTTAGATGCTTCATGGGATAGTGTATCTGATAATGCTAATTCACCAGATTGGGGTTCTTATTATACAAAATTATTTACTCACGCAACTGGATTAGGAGCATCATACGAAGCTAGGACTGGTATTTCTGAGGTAATAGATGATACTATCCCTCATTATTCATTTTCTACTGAGTTAAATAACCATCTATTTGTAAGTGGGTGTTATCATTCTGATATTGATGATACATCAAATTATCTATTTAAATCTAGACCATATAATTATAACCAGTTTAACTATATAAATGATTTCCTAATACTGCCTATATACCCAACTGCAATGGCTTCATTTAACAATCGGATATTTATATTTAATAATAATAACATACTAAGAATTGAACCGAATAGTTTATATGTAGAATCATCTTTTAAAGGTATTGGTTGTTTAGGACAAGATTCAGTTTTAGTAACAGAATATGGTATGTGTTTTGCAGATGAGCATGGTATTTATTTACACGATGGTCAGAAACCTAATAATATATCTATTCCTATCCTAAGAGGAGATAGTGTTTATAGTTGGGAAAATATTGATTCTTCATTTGTACCTAAGATTGCTTTTAATAATTATAATAAATCTTTCTTAATAACATTTAAAACATTTGCTTCAACATATTATACATGGGAATATAGTATACTAAAACAAAGGTGGGATTTGCAGAGATTGTTTTTGAGTCATGGTGGAAGTCAGGAGACCGCTGTTCCTAAAGATTTTATACTAAATAAAGAAGGTGATTTATTATGGAATATAAATGGTTCTTTTTATCATATTAATGGAAATGACACAGATAGAAAAAGTTGGGATTGGGAAAGTAAAGAAATAACTCTAGGTCGAGATACACAAAATAAATCTTTTACTAATTTTAGTTTAACTGGTAGTCCAAGTGGAAGTTTAGGTACAAATATAAATATAAAAATAGATAGTGGTACTGTAACAGAAACAAGTAATGATGAAGCTAGTGGTTATACTAATTTTACAATTTCTCAAAAAAAGGGAAAGAAAGCTCAGTGGATATTAGCCTCTCAAACTGGTATTGTAGATTCGTTAGGTGTTGTTTATAGGCTATTAAAAGCGAATGCTAGTAACTAATGGCAATATCTAAGAAGAAAGCAATATTATTAAATGATTTGGATATTCCACAGATCAATCTAGTTATATCAAAACTATATGACGATTTAAATGATGTAATTAACTCAGTTAATCAAGGCAATACCACAGAGTTAAAGAATTTTGTAAGTGGCAAATCAGGTGATATAAGATTATCTAAAATAAATGATGGTAGTTATGAAATACAAGGCAGAACTGACGAAGGATGGGTAAGCATGGCTATGACATTTAAGGATACAGAATGAGCACTAAATTAGATTTAAGAAGAAATAAGGGTTCTATGTTGAGCGTTCCTGACCCAGTTACAGGTGGGTCAGTAATGCGTGGAACATTTAATAACCCAGTTCAAATGAATACAGTTAACGCTGTAGGGAGTAATAACAAAGGAGTAAATATGTTACCAGTAATAGGTGGTATAGCAGCAGGAGCTGGTTTATTAACCAATTTATTTAATAAACCTCAAAATATAAATCAAGATTTTTCGTTCGATTTAATGAACTCAAATTACAATATGAATCCAGAAATGGGTACATCTATAGGTAATTTAAACAGACAAGGTAGCTTGTTAAATGATATGAGTTCACGGTATCAACAAACTTCTAGTGATTTTTTAGACCCTAATAGTTCTTGGATGCGAGGACAGAGAGCAAACTTATCTCAAGATATTGCAGATAATACAATGACTCAACAAAATATGCTAAATATGGCTTTAGCTCAAAGAGGAGTTGGAGGTAGTATCTCTAGTATGTTAAATGCTGCAACTGCTAATAGAGGTGGTGAACAATTAAGTAAGGGTTTTAACAATATAATGAACCAAGGTGTGGGGTATGCTCAAAATTTTGCTAATTTAGGATTAAATGCTATGCAAGCAGGTACTGGTGCTTATGGAGCTAGTGGTCAACTAGCTTCTGCTGCTGATGCTAGAACTTTACAAAATGAACAGTTCAACACTCAAAGTAGGAATGATTATAGGCAGTATTTAAAAACAGCAAACTATAATCAAACTCTTCAAAATCAAAATGCAGCATCTGCTTGGAGAAATAATTTATCTAATAATTTATTTAATCTTGCTGGTTCAGCATTTGGGATGGGAGTTTAATTATGATCATACCGCAAATGCAACAACGCTGGACAGGTTATAGTTCTGAGGGAAGTCGAAGCTTGTTAGATGGAGTACTTGGAGCAAGGAGAGCTGAAATAGCTGAAAGAGACTTAGCTATAAGACAAAAAGAGGCTGATGCTAGACTTGCAAAATTAAACTATGATATGGATAAGGATAAGAAAACTATAGCGGCAACTAAAGAAGCTTACACTCAGTTATCTGGTAGGTCTAAACAAAAAGAAGCAATACAAGATTTTAGAAGAAATATAGATAAGGGAGTTAAAGCGGAGCAAAACCCCTTAAGTATGGGATTTAAAGGTCTTTTAGATATGGCTACTAAATTCCAAATTTCACCTCATGTCCAATTGGGTAGATATGGAGCAAGTAAACTAGGTTTATTAGATAATCTAGGTGGCAAAACTCTTGGTGAGTGGTATGGTGATTACAGTGATACTGAAGGTCTAGAGGATAGGCTTACAGAAGAAGCTGGTGGTCTACCTACATTAAATCCTTTAGTAATTAATCCTTATTTAAATGACCCTCAATTAAGAGAGTTATACTTGCAAGAAATAGGTGGGGATGGAAAATATAATTTATTAAATAATGTAACAATTAAATAAGGGTGGTTTAGATATGGATTATTTAACTATAAGAAAACTAGTTGATGACTACAATAGAAATCCTGATAAGTACAATGATATGGAAGCAGAAACAATTGCTTTATTATCTAGGGAAACAGGTCAGAGATTTAAAAGACAATCAAAACCTATTCGCAAAGCTTTATATCAAGCTGGTGAAATGGCATCGTTTGGTTTATTGCCAGATAGTTGGGAACCACGTTCTAGAGGTCAAGATGTATTTGGTCAGACAACTATAGATAAGATAGCTAGTGGTGTTGGTATGGGTGCTGGTCTTGTAGGTGGATTAGGTGCAGCTGCCAAGGGTGCTAAAGGTGCTTATGGAATGACCAAGGGAATGCTAAGTGGTGGTAGTAAGGATGCTTTACGAAAAGTTCGTCAGAAAATGAGTCAAGCTGGTGTTAATATCAAGGGAAAGGTTGGTGATGTAGCTGGAGTTGTTGGAGCAAGTGCTGTAGGCAGGATAGGTTCTAATCTTGGTCAAGCTGGTAAATTATATGCACAAGGTGGAATGAATGTTGCTAGACTTCAAGGTATGAAAGCTGCACAGGCATTAGCTAATAGAACAGGTATACCTTACGAAACTGCAGTTAAGGTACTTCAGTATGGTACTGCTGGTACTGCTGGAGTAGGG